CTTCTTTTGCTTTTGATTTAGTTTCCCAGTCACGATCCCAAGCAGAACTAAAAAAGGTTTATGACTTGGGATTTACTAATTTTGTAAGCAAAGAAGATGCAAAACCGAAGAAAACCAAATCAAAAGCAAAAGAAGAATCAAGTAAAGACAACTCCGACAAAGAGTAGTTTTAATACCAAGTATGCTTTTGTAAATCTATCTACTCCTACGGTAGATACTGAGGTTAAGGATTTAGACAGACTAAGAGAGGACTTTATTCCTTTTGGTAAGGACAACCTATTCCCTCAATACTTAGCTGAACTAAAAAGACAATCTTCTACTCACAGGTCTGTATTAGCACAGAAAACAACATTCACTACGGGTGGTGGTTTTTTGACTTCTAACGATGCTTTAGCTGATTTCATAGAAGATGTTAACGCTAATGGAGAAAGTTTAAAGGACTGCTTTAAAAAACTAGCTGACGACTATTATACTTATGGTAATGCTTTCTTAGAAGGTGTTGTGTATGATGGTGGTGTAAACTTCTATCATAAAGATGCTTCAACAGCTAGAGTTTCTAAAAACAAGAAGTATGTTTACTTTAACTCAGATTGGACTAATTACAGAAAGAACAAAGAAAAAACTCAAAGAATACCTGTTTACCCACAGATTTCTAATAGTAGTTTTATTATACATTACAAGGACTATGAAAGTACATTTAACTTTTATGGTTTACCTGATTATGTGGCTGCCTTAGAACACATAGCAATAGACTATGAGATTGGTAAATTTAACCACACATCATTTAAGAATGGTTTTAGTCCTTCAGCTATTGTTACTGTTAATGGTGACTTTGGTGAAGCTGAAGCAGAAAAGTTTGTTGAAACTGCCAAAGATACACTAACGGGTAGTGGTAACAACTCAAAGATATTATTCCTTGTAAAGAACGGAGAAGATAGTAGAGGAACAGATGTTCAGATTATCTCCAACAAGGAAGATGGTGACTTCTTAGATTTACAGAAGTTAACCGACCAAAACATAATTACCGCTCATAGATGGCAACCTGCCTTGAGTGGTATCGTATCATCGGGTAAGATGAACAATACGGGTAGCGAGATTAGAATAGCTTATGACTTAGCTATGAGTACAGTTATTAGAGATACTACTAATATCTTGCTAGAGCCGATTAAAAGAGTTATAAATGCAGAGATGGGTATTGATACAAGTGACCTTACGGTAGCTTACGAACCACCTATCTCATTCCTTGCAGATATTGACCCTAAACAAGTATTGACTATCAATGAGCAAAGAGCAATGCTTAATAAAGACTTGCCTAACATTCCTGATGGTGAATTACTTATATCAGATAGACAAACAATAACCGTACAAAGACAACAAGAGAATGGCTAATGTAAGACAATATAACAAGTTTGTAACAGCATCAGAAGTAATATCTACTGCGTTTACTAATCAGGCAACAGATACAGCTTTGATTAGCGATGCTATTCTTGAAATTGCTGAACTTGCACACATTAAGCCTAATCTTGGTTTGGATATGTATGAGGAGTTAAAAATTCAGAATCATAACGGAACATTGACTACTGCTAACAGCGACTTGTTAACTCACTATCTAAAACCTGCATTATGTTGGTTTGTTAGATTTGAGGTTATGAATGAGATTCAATACAACACAACATCGGCAGGATTAGTTGTTAATGTTTCTGATTTTAGCACTCCTGCAAATGTAGAGCAGTTCAATCAAATGAAAAGTGATACTTTTAGAAAAGCACAAGTTTTATTTGATGATATGATTGCTTATATTACTCACGATGACCAACTAAACGATTATCCTTTATACGGAAAAGATGGCGATAGCTCTATGCCTGATACGGATATAGCTAGTAAGTTAAACGGAATAATATTCTACTAATGAAGGAAGAAGAAAACGTATTTAGAGAAAACAAGGAATGTCCTGACGGATATGAACACCAAATGCCTGATGGTTCTTGGATGTGTGGTAAGGAACACGATGGTGGTGCTTACGATGAGTTTGATGAGAATCAGGTTGACCTTATGGATTTAATTAACGAAATGATGAGTGATTTAATTTCTGAAGTTAAGTCCGCTAAAAACGCTTTCTCTCAAGAGGAGATTGATGAAACATATACAGAGTACAAGAAGTCTGTGAATATGAGTTATTCTGAACTTAAAAGATGGTCTGAAAACGAATGTAGCAAAAAAGCTAGTTTAGGTAGAGATGCTATAAACAGAAACCTAAAACTACTTTCTAAGAAAAAAGCTGATTGGACATCTAATGATGCTACTGAAGCTAGAAAAGCTATTGCTTATATTGCAAGAGCAATAAAACAACCACAAGGCAAAGATGTGAGTAAAGAATGCCCTTACTCCAAAAACTATATTGCTTTAAAAAATTGGGCATACGATAGAAACAAATAAAATAAGATAAAATGGCAACAGGATTTTTAGATGATAATGAATCGTTGATGAGAATGGTAGGACACACCAATGGTGATGTTGAGATTTTTACTACTGCTGCTCAAACAAGTAAGAATTACTACTGCATACATTTCCCTGTGGAAAGTGTAGTATCAAGTATTACTGTTGATGGTTGTACGGGTGAAACTGCTCTACAAACAACTCTACCTGCGGGAACTACATTGTTCTTGGGTAGTGTAACAGCGATTACATTAACAAGCGGTATTTGCATAGGATATACAAGATAATATGGCTAGTAACGAACATAGTAGTTTAGATAACTCACAGCTTCACGTTCCAAAGGACTTTAGTACAGCATCGGCTAATACTGTTCTTACTAAGAATGGTAGCAATGCTTTGACTTGGGCAGATGACAACCTTAGAAGAACTCACTTTGTTAGGGTTAATGGTTTCTTTAGCAAAAGTACAACTGACGAGTATGCACCTACATATTCAGGTAACTCTACTCACGTTTGGGATACAATAGTTACTGATTCTACTGCTGATGCACAAGATGCTGTTGCACAAGCACAACTATATTGCCTTAGAGATGGTTACATCAATGCTTTTGGTGGTGTTGTGGCTGCTACAAGTGGTAAAACTGTAAACTTTAAAATTTACAAAGGAACTCCTGTTGATGAAAGCTCTGCGGGTATTGACCTTACTCAACTAGGTAGTACAGCTAGTGAAGTTGGTGGTGGTAACACAACTACTGATGTGTTCTCGGCAGGTGGTTTGGGTAGTACTCAAACATTCTCAGCAGGAGATATTATCATAGTTACTATATCAGCAGGTGCAGCAGAAGCAACAACAGCAAGGTTTAACGCTACTATGGAAGTAGTATATACAGAGGATTAATATGTTAGGATTAGGATTAGCAATAAGTGTAGGTAAAAGAATACTAGGTGGTGTTATAGAAGCTCTTATGTCCACTCTAAGAGGTCGTGCAGAGCATAGTGAGAACAATACTGATAGCAAGGCTGTTGTTAAGGATATTGATAACTACGAGCTTTTAGACAAAGCATCTATACTACTTACTCCTACTGCAACAAGTAATGCAAGGGTACACTCTGTAAAGACTTATACAGGTGATGAACTTGTAACTAATGGTGCATTTGATACTGATAGTGATTGGAGTGCAACAAACTCTACTATTAATATTTCAAATGGTGTTTGTCAAATTAGTTCAACTTCGATTTTTGGATATTTAAACTCAACGTCATCTTTTGAAACAGTTGTTGGTGGTAAATACCTTTATCGTTTTGATTGTATAAATAGAATAGGTAGTGGAGATGTTTATATGCAAGTAGGCACTACTCAAAATGGAAATAACGTAGCAAATCAAAACATAGGAAGCATTGAAGATAACACAAGTTATAGCATTTATTTTACTGCTACATCTACAACATCTTATTTAAGAATTGGTTTTGGTGGTAGTGGTACATCTGCTACAATAGACAACGTATCAGTATTAGATGTATCATCAGACTTTGACTTCGATAGAGCAAGTAGTGCTACAAGAATAAACTCTGATGGTTTAGTACAAGATATGCAGAGTATTACTGACCCTGAATTAATACTTAATGGTGATTTTGAGGAGTTGGGTGATGAAGAAGTTACTAATGGTACGTTTGATACGGATAGTGATTGGTCAAAAGGTACGGGTTGGACAATAGAAAATGGTCAGGCAGTTGGACTTAATGCAACAGGTAATTTATCTCAATCAATTTCATTTACAAATGGTAAAACTTACAAAATAACTTTTGAAGTTTCAAACTATACAAGTGGTCAAGTAAGATTACAGACAAATGAACAAAACTCTGTTGTAGTTTCAGCAAATGGTATTTATACAGAATATCTTACAATGACTACTGATAGTTCTTTGATATTTAATGGAATAGATGGTAATCCTTTTAATGGCTCAATAGACAACATATCAGTACAACAAGTAGACCCTAACGATAGGTGGACTTTAGGTACAGGTTGGAGTGTAGAAGATGGTGTAGCTTCTTATGATAATTCGGGAACTGCAAGTTTAACGCAATCTTTTACTTGGGAAAGTGGTAAAACTTATGAGATACAGTTTGAAGTTTCAGACTTTACAAGTAATTATAGGTTTGATTTATATAGTGGTTCAAGTTTTATTCAATCTGCAATAGTAACTGATAAAACTACTTGGAATATAAAGTTTAATGGTGATGGTGGTAGTACTATGAGATTTAGAGGTTTAACAACTGAAAGTTTTAGCATAGACAACATATCAGTAAAAGACATTACATTTAGTACAGATGTAGATTTAGCTAGAATAAACTATGATAGTAATGGAGATAATGGTCATATATTGTTAGAGCCTACTTCTACTAATTTATTGCCTTATAGTGAGGATTTTAGTGAGTGGACTTTTTTAGGCAATACAAATATAAATGCAACAAATATAACTAGTCCTAGTGGCGAAAATAATGCCACTAATATTACGGGTTTAAATGGTAGTGGTACAAATGATTTAAGAAAGCAGCTCACATACAACACGGCAAATAAAACTTTAACTTTTTCAGTTTATTTAAAGGGTAGTGGAACATTAAGGTTGCAGATGTCTAATGGAATTGACCAAGCGTTTCAAAACGTAATTACCCTAACCAATCAATGGCAAAGATATAATGTATCAGGAACTTTTAATTCAACATCTGTATCTATCTTTTACTTAGTAATAGATGACCACTCAGGTTTAACGGCAACTTCTTATGATGTATGGGGCGCACAAGTTGAAGAACTATCCTACGTTACATCATACATACCAACACTAACAGGTAGTACAGTTACAAGAGCAACAGAAACACTAACAGGTAGTGGTAATAGTACATTAATAAACTCAACAGAGGGTGTGTTATATGCAGAGATAGCAGCTTTGGCAGAAGATGGAATAAAAAAATATATTTCATTAAGTGATGGAAGTACTAACAATGATGTCAGATTATACTTTGATACAAATGGATATATTTCTGCTTTATCAAAAGTAGGAGGTTCAACTCAAGTATTTATCCAAAGTAATGCTTATACACAAACAGACTTTAATAAAGTTGCTTTTAAATATAAAGTTAATGATTTTGCTTTATGGATAAACGGAGTAGAAGTAGCCACAGATAATAGTGGCACTACAAATACTGCAAACTCTTTAGATGAATTAAATTTTAATGGTAATAATTTAGATTTCTACGGAAAAGTAAAAGCACTAGCAGTATTTAATGAGGCTTTAAGTGATACAGAACTTACAAATTTAACAAGCTAATGAATAAGATAGGTAAATACGAGTTTGATGATAGCGTACAAGCAGATAGCAAAATAAACGCTTTAGGCGTATCAACAGATGAAAATGGTAACACATATCCATCGCACAAGCATTGTATCGTTAAACTTGGTTATATCGTCTTAGAACAAGGTGAGTATAACGAAAGTGGTGAGCAAACTAAAGCACCTGTGCTATCTGATAAGTATCACCTAGACGTACTATGGAAGGGCTTAGAGCCTGTTGATGCAGAAGCAGAAGTTTTATCTTATGTTGAGCCTAAAGGTTGGGCGGACAATAGGATAGACATTGATGGAAATGGAGTACACTCATTTATGGGATTAGATTACCAAGAATACAAGTTCTAATGGCACGAGCAACAGCAGCACAAGAAATAGCACTTATGAAACAAAGGATGGACTCTATGGAAGAGAAACTAGATAAGATGGATGACAAGTTAGATATGCTAACTAAGAATCTTCTTGACCCTGATAATGGGGTAGTATCTCGTGTAAACAAAAATACTGCTGCTAGAGTTACTATGCAGAAAGCATTATGGGGATTATGGACTATTGTAATCGGCTCATTAGTAGCATTTTTCTTTACTAAGAATGGCTAAGGGTATATCATTTACATTTAGAGCATCTCCTAAAGTAAAAAGAAAGGGAATACACGCTAAGACAAAAAGCAGAACAAAAAGTGGTAAACAATATAAAAAGAAATACAATGGGCAAGGAAGATAAAGAATACTGTAAATGTTTTAAATGGGAATCTTGTAAATGTTGTGAAACTGCTGAAACTGCTGAAACTGCTGAACATAACGGTTTTGATGCTTGGGTAGATGATATGGAAGAACAGGAACAACCTACCTGCGACATAGAGAATCAAGAGGACTGCGAGAATTGCGGTAGCTGATGAAACTGCTGTGCTTACGATATAACCTTGCCTTAGATAGTACTAATGGTATGTTGTTCTATGAGGGGTTTGCAGGGTATGACTTTCTTTGCTATACACTAGAAGATGAGTACAGGAGAGATAAGGTCAAAGGCGAAACAATGATACCTTATGGAGTTTACGAAATCAAGTATAGAAAAGAGGGTGGCTTTCATAACAGATACACTAAGAGATTTGGCGATTTACATCGTGGTATGTTGCATATCACTAATGTTCCTAACTTTGAGCATATCCTCATACATTGTGGTAATACTGATGAACATACTAGTGGGTGTTTACTCGTTGGCGATTCGCAAGAAAACAACAACTTAGTTTCTGATGGATTTATAGGCAAATCTACACAAGCATACAAAAGACTTTACAAAATGGTTGCCGATGAACTTGATTTAGGCAACAGAGTAATTATTGAATATAAACACATTAATGATTTAATGGAAGTTTAACCCTTGCCAAAGGGTTCACAAAGGGTAGTTTATACCCTATATAATAAAGCTAAAGCTATAAATAAAGATAAAGATAAAGATAAGGATATGAGTATATTGAGAAAAATATTTAGTAGTGGAGCAAAGGATTTAGTAGATAGTGTTGGAAATGCTATTGATAAGATACATACATCAGCAGAAGAAAAAGAACTTGTAAAGGCTGAAATAAATAAGATAGTGTTGGAGTACGAACAGAAGATGCAGGTTGAGGTAACTAAGCGTTGGGAAGCTGATATGAATGGTAATTGGCTTACTAGGTCTATACGACCACTATCACTAGCGTTCCTGCTACTTGTGCTTACTGTATTTACTCTCGTTGACTTTGGATATGTAGATATGAATATCAAAGATTCTTGGATTGACCTATGGCAAATACTAGCTATCACTTGCTTTGGAGCATACTTTGGCGGAAGGTCGTACGAAAAAATTAAGAAATAACTTTTAACTTACTTCTTTTTTACTATATTTGCACATACGTCTGTATGATGTGATTAGATTTTGTTTTAGTTTTCAAGTGGGGTGCTTCGGCACTCCATTTGTTTTTATATACTTTTTTTCGTATAATTGCAAAAACATACACATATGAAACAATACAGACCTAGACTAACCGAATCGGAGTACGACATCATACAAAAGATGAGAGAAAAAGAAACTCGTAACGTACTCGTTATAGGAGATTTACACGCTCCATTTATCAAAGGACAATGTAACGATGGTGGCTCATACCTAGAGCATTGCTTAGAAGTCTATGAAAAGAATAACTGCAACGATGTAATCTTCATCGGAGATTTAATTGACTCACATTTTTCCTCATTCCACGAAACACACCCCGATGGATTTGGTGCAGGAGAAGAACTAGATAGAGCTATAAATCAGCTAAAGGTTTGGCACGATGCCTTTCCTAATGCAAGGGTATGTATCGGTAATCACGATGCTATAATATCTCGTAAGGCGGTAGCTATGGGAATATCACAAAGATGGCTTAAAGACCTCTCAGAAGCCTTACAAGTGCCTACTTGGACATTTGACGATAGCTTTGAGCAAGATGGTGTTATCTATACACACGGAACGGGTAGTAGTGGAGCAAGAGGTGCGCACAACAGAATGGTAAATTGGGGTAAATCAGTAGTACAGGGTCATATACATACGGAATGTTCTGTATCTTGGCATTGCACTAAGACTGCTAGACACTTTGCTATGCAGGTAGGTTGTGGTGTAACTAACACAAATCAGTATGCACTCGCATATGCTAAGAACTTTACTAAGCGTTCTATAATTGCTTGTGGTGTTGTTTTAGACAACGGAACACTGCCAATTACTTACCCAATGCACTTGGGAGAAGAATAATCTGCACTCTAGTAAAGTAAACTTTTTTTATATTTTTATTAAATTATTTTTGGTAGTTTTAATTTATTTACTAACTTTGTCGAAGTTATTAATTAAAACAAAACTATTATGTCACAAGAATTAAAAGTAGAAATGGTAAAGAAAGGCGATGTGCTTTTTTATTTAGAAAGTAAAATATCATTATTTGAAACTTTATTATCTAACGATGAGAAGTCACAGGTTGACTTTATGGATAACAACAATCTAAAAGAATGGTATGATGGCAGAATATGTGCAAGAACATCAGCAATAGATAGCTTAAAAGAATTTAGAACACTAATCAATAACCTTTAATAAATATTATTATGTCAGTAGAAATTAAAACAGAAACTAAGAAAGAAAGTTTACGCAGACTATTCACAGAGAATGGTCTAGTACAGGAAGATGTGTATAAAGATAAACGAGGGTTTGTTATTATCACACGAACGGGAATTGATAAGATTATCAGCAATAGAGGGATTAAGATAGCCTATGAGCCAATCATTATGGAACGAGAGTGGGTTGTGCTTAGATGTGTTGCAGAAATGTCAGAGAATCAACGCAGAGTAGAATCT